CGGAAGCCTTCTTGTCTGTGAGGAACATGCCCGCAGCCATATCCGCCCAGACATAGAAAAGACCCTCCGGCACTTCGAGCTGATTCGTTCGCGCCTTTAGGGTCGTCTCGGCTTTCTTAATGTTGTAATCAAGTGCCGCGCTGTCGGTCTCGGACACGGTATAACCGAGAGCCGACAGTCGGGCGGTTACTGCCGCGAGTATCTCCATAGGCCTTAACCTCTGGAGAAGATACGCGCGATAGGAATGGCCTTGTGGTTGATGTAGGAGCGCTGAGACGCGGTAGTCTCACCGGAATGCACCAACGCCCAGTTTGCGCCGTTCTTGAGTTCGGTATCGGTAGGAGACAAAGAAGTCTGAGAAGCCTTCTCATAAGAGATACCGTAAGGAGCGAAGACCTTGCGCTGACGAGTGTACAGAGTGTCCTCACCGCCGTTGGTCTTCGGGTCGCGGCTCATCTCATAAGGCACCTTCGCGCCGATGTCCTCGTAGGAGATAGCGCCTTCGCCGAGAACATAGGTCGTATACTGAGTGCCGGCAACAACGTAGTCGTTCGCAGCCAGAGTCTTGCTGCCGAAGTACGGAGTTACCTTAGACAGAAGAATCTCACCTGCGGCAGGAGTACCGGAAGCGACAATCTTCAATGCGCCGTCAGTGCTGGCGTCGGCGTCGAAGTAGCCATCAGAAGCCGGCATGTCGTCATCAACGACAACGAGCTTACCGTTCCACGTGCCGAGCTCGAGGTCGCGGGTAATGCCGTCCTTATCGGTATACTTGAGACGCTCAATCAGGTTGAGATTCTCAAGACCGGTAGAAACGTCAGAGTGCATGAACACGAGCTTGAACTTCTTCTTGTTCGCGCCGCAAGCCTTGTTCGCTGCGGAGTTCAAAGTAGAAGCCGCCATAACGCCAGTACCGACGCCGGTCACGTCGAGAGTGTGCTTAGTGACGAACTCCTTGCTCTTCGTGTCGGTCATAGCGAAAATGCCGGCGAGAATGGCGAGAATCGTGTTCTGGTCCAGATGGTCCTTGTACTCGGCCACCTGCTGGCTGATGTTGCCCATGAAGTCAACGCCGCCAGTAATGTCATAGGAGAAGTCCCTCTCAGTCCAAGCCTTCGCACGGCCGACGACAACGACGCCCTGCTCGAAGGTCTTAGTGGAGGTTGCGGTGATGTCGGTCTGGCCGTCGTAGTTCACGGCGTCGCCGTCAATCAGACCGCGCATAGCCAGACGAGCATACGCGGTACCGTTCTGAGCGGTAAACACGCCGCGGATGTCAGGATTGCCCGCAAGGGCACGAGACTTCTTGAGCTCGTTCAGGTTGAGGTTGGGAACACGGTCCACCATGTACTTGAACGCCTCAGCATTGAAGCTCTTAGAATCAAACTTGCTGTTTGCCATAGTAAAATCGTCCTTTCATATTAAAGTTTTGTGTCAGGATTTTCAGCGAGGTACGCGCAGAGCTCGTCATAGGTCATATTCTCCGGCTTTTTATCGCCGGAAGGCGCCGGGTCTCCGCTCTCGCCGGGCTTGAAGCCCTTAAAGTCATTTTTCGGTTTCGTAGTGTCGAACATAAAACCGCTGTCGGGCGCCTCGGCCAGCTTCTTAATCTGGTCGGCCAGACCCTTAACGGTGCCGTTCTCGTCGAGCTCAGCCTTATCAAGGTCGAGCAGCGCCTTCACGGCCTTTACGTTCTTCGCTTTGGCAGCAGACAGAGCCAGCTCAACGGCGGTATCGATTTTGAGGCGCTTGATTTCTGCCTCATGGGCCTTCGTCGCTGCGGTGTTCTCAGTCTGGAGAGTAGCGATTTGCGTCTTGAGCGCCTCAACGTCGCCGGTAGAGGCCTTGAGGGTCTCAAGCTGCTTGTCGCGCTCCTTGACGGTATCAGCGAGAGCTTTCTTCTCGGTGTTCAGAGTGTTGAAGTCTGCACGCGCCACGAAGTTCTTGCCGATTTCCTCAGAGACCTTCTTATCAATCTCCTCGGAATACGCTTCTCCCAAAATAGTTTTCAGCCAGTCCAACATTTTGTCCTCCTGTCTCCCGCTGTCCTTTTTATCCGGCCAGTCCCGGTATTGCGGGTACGCTATTTGTTGTCCGCCGCGTAAGGCGGTAATTTTTGTATGAAAAAAAGCGCCTCCTGCTAAAAAGCAGGGACGCTCTAATCAACTATTGCTTCTGTGGGGCTCCACGGTCTCCCGTATCGCGTTTTAACTGAGGGGCCCTTAAATTTACCCTCTGAAAAATCGGGCTCGAATCAGGAGCCTTCTGGCTCGCTCGAATATCGACCGCACTTCTTACATACCTCGAGAGCCTTATCCCAGTCAGGGACGGTATCGCCCTCAAGAAGAATATCGTCGGTAGCGATATTGCAAAGCTCCCAACAATAGCCCCAGTCAATTTCCTTATTCAGTAAAGGGCACTTGACCTTATTTTGCTCGGACATGTTTCATCACCTCGTCATATAGCAGCTTGCCGCGTTCGTCCAGTTGGCCGGCGGTACCAATCTCGCCGTTATTATCAAGGACCGCAAAGCCCCCGCTTGTGTAGAAGGCGTATTGCGTGCCCCTGCGCTGTTTGAGCGCGAAGTCTGCGTTATCAATAATATTCTGAGTCCATTCTAAGGTTATACCGCGAGAAGCAAACCGTTTTTCGGCGTGCTCGTTCGCTTTGATGGCGACTCGACCCAGAGGCGGAGCGACCAGAGTTCCGGTCGTTCGGACTTTGCCCTCGTCGTGGAGAGCCTTAACCGCTTTATGCGCAGTCCAAAAGCGCCTATCGCTTGTAGGATTCGCGCCCTTGTATCGGTAGTAACCGGTAAGGTCCTTGTAGTTCTCAGAATTATACTTTAACTGCTGAAAAGCTGCAAAGCTCTTAGGCGCGTCTGCGCCGAGTCGGGCCTTGTAGTTTTCATACTGCTTTTTGTCAGCAGATTCATTATACCACATATTTTTGAACTTTTCTACGGTACCAGTGCCATAGGCAGCGTCTTGTCTCGCTTTCCAGTCCTTATATGTCATATCCTTAGGAATATCGAAGCTCTCGCCGGTCTTTACGTCTCTCGCGAAGCGGTCTCCGAGCCCCTGCATATCCTCGTAGTAAGGGGCTGTCGTGCCACGGCACCACGGATGAAAAGGCGGCGCGGTAACGCCGACTTGATACTCACTCATAGGATAGATCTTGCCGTCGAGCTGCGCGCAAAGGCTGCAGGTCTCGTTGTCAAGGGTTTCCACAATAACGTACTTCTCGACGCCGAGGTCTTTGAAGCAGTCCTTGCGGGCCTCGTTCGCGAAGGCGGCGCTTTCGGTCATAACCAGACGCCCGGCTTGCGATTTAGAAACCTGAAAACGGTCGGAGATAGCCTTGATGGCTTTATCCGGCGCTGTGCCTCGCATTATCATCTGGGTAAGCTGCGTGTTGACGCTGTTAACGAGCGCCTGCTTGTTCGCCCAGATTCTATCGCTGAAGGTCTGGCTGTCTAAGGTCCACGGCCGCGAGAGTACTTTGCTGATAGCTTCATCGGTCAGCCCGTGAAGCGTCCAGCCGACCCCCATGCCCTTTTGGAGCTCAAAGGCAGTGTGATAATAGCCTCGCTGGTAAACCTCGCTCAGGGACGAATTAAGGGCCTCCGTCTGCGCCCCGTGTAAGGCCTCGGCTTGCTCCTGTAGCTGGAGCTTCAAGCTGTCAAGCCTTGACACGTGGACGCGGGCAGAAGCATTCTTAAGCTGCTTGAGCCACGCCTGAGAGACTGCGTTCTCTTGACCGTGTTTTATGTACTCTTCAACGGTCCACCGGAACTCGTCAAGCTCCTGCGTGGTAAGCAGCTTATTCGCCTCGGCGAGCGTTATGCCGTTTTCGGCCGCAAACCGCTGATACCATCTCGCGATTTGCGATTCTATATCCTGAATAGCGGTTGCATATTGCCGCTCGAGGTTTTTAACATAGTCGTACCCCTTATCAAGCAAGGACTCCTCAAGAATCCGCATTCGGTTGGCCCAGTACTTATCATTCCTCATTTACCGGGTCACCGCCTTCGGGGTTACGCAAAGCCTGCGCCTGCTCAAAAGCCGCGCGGTAGGGGTCGGTTTCTTCTTTCTGCTTTTCGAGTCGTTCAAGCTCGGCAGCAGGGTCGTCGACCCACGGGTGCATAGCGACGATGGTCTCGTCGGAGATAATGCCGACGGACTTAGAGCAGTTATCGATAGCCTCGGACTCGTTGATAAGAATATCGCGGTTAAAGATAACCGTAATATCTTCGCTCTCATACGAGCCCTTGCCGGTGTTGGCGAGGTAGGTGTTCACAAACCAGAGAATCTCTTCAAAAGCCGCTTGCAGCTCGGTCTCCATCGCGTTCGCGTCGAGGTCGATGTCGCAGTACATGCTTTGAATGTTCATCTGGTTAGGCGTACCAGAGAGGCGGTCGTCCTTCGCGTCGTAGCTGCGGAGGTTTTCAATGAGCGCCTTTTTCAGAAGCTCGAGGACGGTCTTATAGTTCTCAGAGTTTACCGAGATTTCAAGGCTGTCCACGCCGCCGTCAGTACCCTCGACCGTGCGGACCTTGATAGCTCCGTAGGTCGTCAGGTTACGCCGGAACTCCCCGAGGTCCTGTCCATCGTAGTTCTTGAGGACAAGGACAGTATTACGGACGTCTTCCTCCATGTTGTTCACGAAGTCGGATTGCAGGAGGTTAATAGCGTCCTGCAAGGAGCGACCGCGGCGAATGAGAGGGACTTCCTTCGGGTTGTACTTGATAGGGATAAGGGGGAAGCGTTCCCAGTTCAGGGGCTGCTCGTTACCCTTGCTGTCCTTCACCTTAACATAGGCCTGCTTCTCAGTGTCCGGAGTGAGTACGCCGTTCTCAAAGATGTAGGTCGTGACGCCTTCCAGCGTGAAGAGGTCGACCTTCTTAACGATTTTCTTCTCGGTACCGTAATAGACCTCAACCGGATAAAGGCGAAGAGCGGAGTCAAGCTCGGTGTGAGCCGCGTCCGCCCAGAACGGCATAATCTCGTAGCCGGGGAATACCCGGAACGCGAGCTCGCCGTTTTTGTTGTAGTAGGGATAAAGCCACGAGATACCCGCGTTGAGGCACTCGACTCCCGCACTCTTGAGAGTACGCATAAACCTCATGCCGAGTACCTTCTTGACCTCGGCTGCGTAATCGTCATTCTCGCAGGAGAAGGAAATAGGCTGACCGAGAAGGTAGTTTGCCTTCTGGTCAACGTGTTTCGCATACTGGTTATCCACAATGCGGTTGTTCGGGAGATTCTCAATCACAATCAGCTTACCGTCAGGGCCGATAGCCGTGCGCTGGCGTTTGAGAATGTCGTGGTCTCCAGTATAGTACCGGTCGCCGTCAATCATCTCGCGCCGTTCAGGAGAGGTCTCCCAGTCGGTAAGCTCTCTCGCGTAGAACTCAAGCTCGGTCATAGGCCTGCCGGCGCGGAGGCGCAAATTGAAAAACTCCTGCTCGATTGGCTTCTTGAATAAGGGCATTTATCGCACCTCCTTAAAAACTGAATCTCGACGGCTGGAACGCAGCACGAACGAAATATCTCGTATCGTCCATAGCGTGGTCGTCGGTTTTTAGCGGCCGGTCTTCGGCGGCTTTTTCATCCCACCGATATAAACCGAACTCTCTTATACAGTCCGTGCAGCAGTCGCAAAAGAAGATGTCGCCGGCGTTCAGCCGGGTAGCAACATCGCGAATACCGTCAAGGACTCTATTGCTTGCCTGCTCGACCATGAAGCGGTCGTGCCGGCGTATGACCTCGATAAACGAGGCGGCGGAAGGGTCAACGATGATTTTCCGAATCGAGAGGTCTCCCGCAAGCTCTTCAATAGCCGCGTAGTGCTCCTCGTCCGTTCGCTGATACCGTTCCTTGCGTCCGTCGTAGTAGTACTCTCGAACGCGGTACCATTTTCCCTCACAGAGGCCCCAGAGCCCGGCCGAAGTCGGGTTTAAGGTGCCGTAGTCGCAAGAGATAAGGTATTCCTCGTAATCGCGAGGCACGGAAGGGACTACATGATAGTCCCTATTAAACATTGTATATATCAAGCCCTCTGCGACGGTCCAGAGACCGCGGATATACCGGTCGTAGAACACGCCGGAGTACATACCCTCGTATCGGGCTTTGATTTTCTCGTCAAGGCTAAGGTTGTCGTCCATCGTAAAATGCAGGTAGAGCATATTGCGCTCCGGCGCTTTACGAATCCACTCTTTATAAAACCAGTGGCCCGGCGACTCGGGGTTGCAGTTAAACCAGAACTTAGACCCGGAGACCGAACAACGCGCCATAGCCTGCTCAACGAAGGAGCGGGGCATAAGGGCGACCTCATCGAAGAGGACTCCTGCCAGAGTAATGCCCTGAATAAGGGTGTAGCTGGATTCGTCCCGACCACCGAAGAGGTAGTAGGTATTAGAGCGATTGCCGATAGTGACAACCATTTTATTCTCGCTGCGGCGTTCAGTAACCTCGAACATACCCTCAAGCCATGTGGGAATATGTACGATAACGTTACGCCGAAGCGCTTCAATCGTGCGGCCGCAGATAGCGAAGTTCTGTTTATCGAAGCTCGCCATGCTCCACATAATAAAGCCGATAGCCATTGAGACCGTCTTGCCGGAACGGATTGACCCGTCGCAGATAAGCCCGTCTCTATTCTGGTGTTCCGGTTTCGTCCACCAGAAGAGGGTCGCGTTCTGCCGAGGACTGAAGCTCTGGTATTGCACTCAGGTCAACCTCCTTTCCAGCTGCGTGAATCGCCTCGAAGAAGTTAGTCTCCTTCGCATCAGACGACTTAATTGCCTCGTTAGCTGTATATTTGTCGATGACGATACCCATAGCGGTAGCAAGCTGATTGACCGTTGCGGCGGCGAGCTTGTCTTCGTCACCCATCGCCGCAAGTAGCTTGTCAATCAGTCCGCAGACGTCATTTTTCTTAGAATCCATAAAGGCCAGAACACTTGCCGTATTCTCAGCCTTTTTTTGTGCGACCTTTTGCGTTAGCGTTGTGTCGCTTTTCAAAACGCGCTGAATCGTAGTCGTAGAGACGCCGTATTTCGCGGCCAGCGCCCGAATGCTCGAGCCGTTCACCGATTCAGCTATAATCTTTTTCCGTTGCTTATCGGTCAGCTTAGCCACGTTCGTCCCTCCTCGTTAGTTCTTGCTAACCTCCGTTCATAATAATAGACGGAGCACTGCACCGGAGGCCCGCACAGTGCTCCGCCAGCGTTCAGCAGAAGGACCGCTAAACGCAGAAAAAGCCGGACTTCCATCCGACTTTTTCACTGTACCATTATAACGCAGAATAGCCCGATTTGATACGGGCTGTTTGCTGCATTTCTGCTAACGCCGCGCCGTGAAGCCGGCATACCCAGTCCTCACCATAATACAAGTGAGCCCCAATCGACCGCCAGCTATAGCCATTCAGATACCTAAGCTCCAATACAGCTTTATATCTATCATCAGTCACAAATAGCTCAATAGCCGCATGGATTTCTTTCTCAATGTTAACAAGTGCCTCTATTTCTGCGAGAATCTCGTTTTCTAAATCCACGATATTGCACGCGGCATTTTCTACCAAGCTCTGCTTGTACATAGATGAGCCGCCGGAGTCGGGTTTAAGTTCAACGGTAATAGAAGACGCCAAACTGCGCCACGATTCTATGCGCTCGCGCTTTGCTGCAATCAGGTCCTTTGCCTTCCGCCCTCGAAGCAAAAAGGTTTTCGGGTCTTCACATATCATTTCAATCTGCTCATCAGTCATTTTGATACCTCCTTGATTCTGGCCTTCAGGGCCTCGAGGCAAGCGTTCTGCCTTACCTCCTTCGGTGCGAGTATGTCGTCTAAGACACGGTAGTCATAAGTGCCCTTCATCAGGATATGGTGAATCAGGACCGTTTTCTTTTGCCCCGGACGGTGTAAGCGCTTATTCGCCTGCTGGTAAAGCTCAAGACTGGTAGGAAGGCCGTACCATATCGCGATATGGCCCCCCGCTTGTAGGTTCAGACCATGACCCGCGCTCGCAGGGTGAGCAAGCATAATCGGAATCTTGCCCTCGTTCCAGCGAACGACCGCGCCGTCGTCTTTAATGTCTACCGCTTCCGGGTACCGCTCCATAATTCTGTCGCGCTCATGCCGAAAGGCGTAAAACACCAGAACGGGTTGACCGTTCGCCTCTTCGATAAGCTGGTCTAACGCCTCGAGCTTGCAGTCGTGCAGGACCTTGACGTTACCGTTCTCGTCATAGGCCGCGCCGCCTGCAGCCTGCAAGAGCTTATTCGTCAGGACCGCTGCGGTCGGCGCGTCGATGTCGCCGTCAGCAAACGGGAGAAGAGTGTCCCGCTCAAGAGTCTTATAAAGCTCCATCGCCTCCGGGGTAAGCTCGAACTCGCGGCGAAGAAAAAGCCGGTCCGGTAGCTGTAGGTAGTCCGCCGCGTTCATACTGATACAGAGCTTACCGATTTTCTCATAGATAAGGTCCTCCGCGCCGTCTTTCGGTTTCCATGAGAAAATGGTCGTGGCGTTCCGCTTATCCGGGACGAAGTAAGTATCGCGATACCCTGTCAGGGTTTTGCCGAGAGCCTTACCCTCATCAAGCAAGTACATCTCTGGCCAGAGGTCAAGCAGTCCGTTCGGCGACGGCGTGCCGGTAAGACCGACAATCCGCTTGATGTACTTCCGCACCTTTTTCAAAGCCCGGAAGCGCTGCGCCTTACTGGACTTGAAGCTCGACAGCTCGTCGATGATGACCATATCGAAAGGCCACTTGCTTTTGAAGTAGTCTACAAGCCAGACGACATTCTCACGATTGACGATATAAATATCCGCCTCCTGCTCACAAGCCGCGATACGCTCAGCCTTCGACCCGAGAATCAGCGAGAGCTTCAGGTGTTTCAGGTGGTCCCACTTCTTGACCTCCGGTGGCCACGTTTCCTTTGCCGGTTTCAGCGGAGCGATAACAAGGACCTTGCTCACGGCAAAATAATCGTTCAGGAGCTTGTCCGCTGCGCTCAGGCTCGTTACCGTTTTTCCCATACCCATATCCAGCAGGAGCCCCGCCTCGGGGTTATCGAGAATGAACTTCTCCGCGAAGTCCTGATAATAGTAAGGTTTATACTCCATCAGCCCTTAGCCTCGCTTTCAAATCCTCCATATCGGAGATACGCCAAACGGTGCAGCCGAGCCCCTCTAATGTCGCGATGACCTTTTTCTGCCTGATACTCAAACCGTCCCTCAGCCCCGGCCGCTTGACCTCGATAAAAATTATTCGTCCCCCCGGCAATATCGCGATTCGGTCAGGCACCCCCGGAGCTCCCGGGGACACCCACTTGTACGCTTTACCGCCGAGGGACTTGATATACGCACAGAGCTTTCGCTCGAAAGTGCTTTCATACATAAAATCCCTCCTTTAGGTAGTCGAGTAGCGCGTGTAACAAAGATTCCTTATATATACATGTAATGCGAGGGGGCGACGGGATTGCGTCGAGTGTCCCTTTACTTTTTCAAAAAATGTTTTTAAGATTTTTCGACTACCAGTACTACCAAGTAGCCAAAAGCATTGATATATAAGGTTTTTTCGAGGTAGCAGAGTAGGTAGCACTTTGTTGCAAGTAGTTCTCAAAGTGCTACCTTTGTTGCAAGCGCGCTTGTACGACCTACCCTCTAACGAAAAAAGTTGGCCTTTCAAGTGCTACCTTTGCTACCTCAGACCTCTTTCACGAAGCCCCTCTGCCTGCCGTAAATTGCTCCGCAGTTGACGGAGGTGGACAACCGCCAGCCCGGAATCATGCGCAGGAGCCCGATAATCTCTCGGGCTTGAGTCTGCGAATAGCTCTTCGGGTCTCCCTTGAAAAGCTCCTGCCAGACCTCAAGCGCGCAGACCTTCGTCCTCGGCACGGTGCCGTTACGCTCCTCGCCGAAGCCGCCGCTCCAGAACATGAGCCGCTTTTCGAGGTCCCAATCGTCCCAGCCTTCGGGCAGCAGGACTTCAAGGAAGTTCTCAATAAGACCGAGCTTGCCGTTCGCCTCGGTGTGGTCGGCCTGCACCTTGCGTGCCATCTCTTCGACCGCTCCGTCAAGGTACCAAGTCTCGCCGGCCTCGTAGTAGGTCACGGCCTCGGCCCATATCTGGTCCACGATAGAAGCAGTCAGCTTGTCCCCAAGAGTTTTACCCGCGTCGGTAACGACGACCGGCCAGAAACGGCGGGCGCCGGTAGGGTCACGCAAGAACTCCTCGTCATTCGTGGTACCGAAGAAGGCGCATTGCCTCGGATGGCATTGCGTGCGGCGAGCGTATGCCGCGCGGTAATTGTCCTCTTGTTTGGAGACGAACTGCTTAATCTGCTCGACCTCGGCCTTACGGGTTGCGGCCATCTCGGAGAGCTCGATAATCCAAAAGCCTTGAAGCTGTTCGTAGGCGTCCTTGCCGGACATGGTATAGAGCGAGTCCGAAAACCACTCTTTACCGAGCTTCTTCAAGGTTGTACTCTTGCGGCAGCCCTGAGGACCGATGAGGACGAGCATGTGGTCGTGCTTGCAGCCGGGAGATAAGATTCTCGCAGCCGCGCCGATAAGCGCCTTACGGGTTACTGTTCTCGTGTACCGGGAGTCCTCGGCACCAAGGTAGTCGATAAATAGCGTCTCGCAGCGCTTCTCGCCGTCCCAGATAAGACTCCGCAGGTACTCGCGCACCGGGTGCCTCGTAATGTCAGCGAGCGCAAGGTCAACGCCTTCTCGAGTCTTCGGCATGGAGTCGATTTTGTAGTCCTTCTCAAGAACGTTGTGCACGCCGGCGTCGTCGGTGTCGTCCCACGAGCGAGGCTTTGCATCGGCTTTTCGCCAAGGAAGGTCTCCGCAGACCATGGGCCTCTCCATGAACTCGTCCCAGTAGAAGGTACCCTTAAAGCGTGGGTCATTCTTCACGATAATGCGGATATTCTCGACCGTAGTCGCCGCATGTCCTGTCTTCGGGTTTACCTCAAGCTGAGATACCCAGTTCATATCAGGAGCCTCGTCGCCTTCTCCGAAGAGCTGGACGATGTAGTCGAGCTGTTTACTTTGCAGCTCCTTCATAACGCTCTCGCAGTTGGTCTCAATCCACTTGCACATATTTTTATAGGAAGGAAGGTTGTTCGCCGCGGTGTTCGCGGGTTTCCCTTCGTCGTCCTTACCGAACATGTGAATGCGGACGAGGTCGAACGCATTGCAGAGCTTGCCGCAAGTCGGGTCTGTGCTATGGTGGCTATACGCAAAGCGGCCGTCTTCGTAGATAACGAGACCGCCGGAAGTCGAGCCGCCCTTGTAGGTGTAACGACCGTTCTCGCCCTTGATATAGACCTCAGGCAGAAAGGCCTCGATTGCGTCCTCAACAGAGTAAGTACGGCAGAACGCGCCGACGATACCGTCTTTCGCAGTCGGGTCTCCCTGCTTGTCAGCGAGACGCCGAATCGTGCCGGACTTCCTGCTTGATACCGGCCACTGAGTCGGGTCTTTCCAGTCCGCGTACCTTGCGAGCTGCTCGTCGGCGTCCAGCCACGGACCGTCCTGCACCTCATAGCGGAACTCTCCGTCAGAGGAAGCGCTCGCCCAGTACATGAGCCGATGAGGCTCATAGGTGGTATCGTCGCACATGTCGATACCGATGTCGCCTGCAATCCTGCGGGCAATGGCCTCGTACTCCTCAGGAGACACAGGCCTCGAGAGAGGAAGCACAAGACGAAGCCTCGGCGCTTTCGCCGTATGACTGTGCGTGCTGTAGAGTACCGCAGCGCATCCCAGAATCAGCTCGACCGTAGGCCACGGGTCTTCGCCAGCCGTGATAGAGTCCATGTCGAGGGTGATAAGCCGGCGCTGCAGAACGGCGTCGATTTTACGACGACCGCCCTTTAAGGTGCCGCCGACAAAGCCGCCGACGTCCTTCGCGTTATCGCGTTCCTCCTTCGGCATACGGAAGTACTCTTGCTGGGTCTCCTGCGTCCGGGTCACACGGCCGAGCTTATCAACGAACTCAGACCAGAGCATTTCTTTAGTTTTCCAGCTTGCCGAACGCCGCGAGCTACCCGTCGCAATCGTTATCAAGCCGTCGTATTGAAGAGTCGGCATTAAAAGGTACCGGCTCTCGTTACCACTCTCGTGATACCCGCGTTCTTAATCATGCGGTCGCAGATATTACACGGAGCAGGGTCAATAGTATCGTCGAGGCACGCGAGGTAAAGGGTAGCACCTCGCATGGACCGCCTCGGCGCACTGATAATCGCATTCTGCTCGGCGTGAACGGCGACGCAGGTCCCGTACTGGTCCCCGTGGCGGGCCGCATGCTCGTCGATAGGAGTGGAATGCTCTCGGCAGTAGCACTTCCCGACGTCGCAGCAGTTGGCCTCGCCTCTGGGCGCGCCGTTGTAGCCGGTCGCGATGATTTCGTCGTCTGCGACAATCACGGCCCCATACTGCCTGCGAAGGCAGGTAGAACGGGCCGCAACGGCTTTTGCGATATTCAGATAGTAGTTGTCTTTGTCTATTCTCATAGTCTTACCTCCCGCTACTTCCAAAAGCTCCGGTACCACGCTCGGCAGACTCTGCATACGTGAACTCAGGGATAACGACCGGCATAATCACGAGCTGGCCAATACGGTCGCCTTTCTTGATGTCGTAACCGTCGCCCCCGACATTCGAGACGATAGCGTGGACCTCTCCGCGATAGCCGGAATCAATGGGCGGAAGCTCGCATACGATACCGCGAGCGCTCAAGCTGCTGCGAGGAAATATGTACCCCACATAGCCGTCAGGCAGTTCCAGACCGAAGCCGAGAGGCAGCTTATATACTTGCCCGGGGTAGATGGTCTGGTCTCTGGGGCTGAACACGTCCGCGCCGGCGTCGTTGTCATGCGCTCGTACAGGAGCGGGGCCGTTGAAGTCAATTAGCTTAATTTTCATCTCGCACCTCCTGCAATAGAATTTTAATCAAGGCGTGAATACCGCGGACACTATCATGACCTTGAATTTTTCCTGTCTCAGCGTAAAATTGAAAAAGTTTATCATCGGCTTTGCGCCGGCAATGAAAATGCCCGGTAGCTTCATTTTTTAAGGCGTACTCAATATCGTACTTCTCAAATTGAGATATAGCATATTGAATACGGCTCGGTGTCTTAGCGATTCTGGCTTTATGATTCTCATTAGCTAAATCGCGCAAGCCGTCCCATAAAGGGTCGCGTTCACTCATTCTCGCACCTCCATACAGAGCGGAAAATCCCGCTCGAGAATATCATGCGGTGTAAGGTCAGACGCCAGCGGAGCACCGCAGGCCATTTTACCTTCAAGGCACTTACCCTTCATGCAGAAGGGGCCGGTCGTCTCAGAAGAGAAGAGCGCCGGAGCCAGCTCGTAAAGCTCTTCCCAAAGGCGAAGCATAACGTAACGGGTCTCGGCTGTATTGCGCCGGCAAGTTCTCTGGCTTATCATGTGCTTCCACTGATAAGGCGTTGCACTGATAATCAGAACGTTTCTCAAGCCTTGCGGAGCCAGATAGCCAGCGGAATCATTGTCCACACCGTACTCGACAAGGAGCTTGTATTTCCGCATAGCGTCCTGACACTGAGAGAGGTAGGAGAAACGCATTTGACTGTCAAGCAGCTCATACGGGACAACGAAGTCAGCCTCGTTCGAGTAGTCGCTGTACTGCAAGGACGCAGACATGAACTTGACCTCGTTTTGGTGCCTCGTAATCTGAGCGAGGAATCTCCTTGACGCTCCGACAATTACAGCGTTGATGACCGCGAACTTCTGAATCGTAGGGTGCGGAAGCTGGGTCATAACCTTAGCCGTTTTCTCGGTGTACTCTTTATCGTAGAGAGCAAGGAAGTCAGAGAGGTCTTTGACCGTGTGCCCGCGCTGCGTTAAGCGGGCGGCGCATACCATCATCTTCTCGGCCTCGCTGATTGCGGTCGGATTGAGGACCGCGACTTTGATTTTATCCATTGCCGTTCGCCTCCTCTTCGACTAAAGCCTTGAGCAGTAGCAGGTAGTTAATGCTGTCCGTGATTTTCTCGGTCCAGCGGTCAAGAGAGTAGCTGCGGCCGTCGGTGCACATATCCGAGATAGAGACGAGGTGCTTTGTCAGCATACCGAGCAGAGCCTCTTTCGGAGTGCCGTCGATAATCGCGGCGGCCTTCTTGAAGTGAGCGAGGCGATCGATATTGCTCTCGTCTACGGCGTCAGGAGCGTACTCATGGCCCTTGCCGGTAAGCAGGTGCTCGCAGACGAGAAGCTGCTCTTTGACGACCTTATTAAATACGTCTATCTTCATAGCGGTTAGTCCTTTCTGTAGTATTCGCACTCATAGGCGTCAGCCTTGAGCGGTAAGCCAGTCGCCCACTCGATGGGCTCCGACATAATTTTGCTGATTTCCTCGGCAGAGCTTACGCCGATAGGTACCTCGCAGATAACTTCGTCGTGAACGTGGAACACGACCGGAAAACCGGCCCGCTCCAGACGGTCGATGGCGACCGCAAGACAGTCTCGCGCTGTAGCCTGAACAATGTTCTCCACGAGTTTCGGACCATAGGACTCGATACGACCCCAGCCACCCGAGGATTGAATTGTACCCTCATAGGTGATACTGTCGTCGTCGATTCTGGGCTTTACGTAGCTCAGCTCGCGGCCGTTCGGAAGTCTCAGCTTGAGGAGAGGCCCTTGCTTGTAGAAGCCCATACCGAAAGGCAGTTTAGTAGGAGCCTTCGTCTGAATGGTCCTGCGCGCGGCGGCGTCCGTGTCCCACCACAACTTAGTGATAGCAGGATTTGCGGCGCGCCAGCTATTGACAAGCGGTTTCAGCTCAGACTCTTCGAGTCCCATCTCAAGGGCACCCATAGATTTCAGAGCGCCGACACTGCCGCCGTAGCCGAGCGCAAGCTCAGCGATTTTTCCTTTCTGCCGCATAGGGTCTCCCTTTTTGACGGAGCCCTTCGGAAGGTGGAACATCTGCTCGGCGGAAGCCTCGTAGATTTTGCCGTGGGTCTTGAAAACCTCCATGCGCCACTCTTCACTTGCAAGCCACGCGATAACGCGGGCCTCGATAGCGGAGAAGTCAGACACGATGAAGCGGTAGCCGGGTCTCGGGATAAAGGCCGTGCGGATAAGCTGCGAGAGGGTCCCGGAAATGTCGTCGAAGAGCATTTCAAGGGTTTCAAGGTCTCCGGCCTCAACGAGCTGCCTTGCGGTATCAAGGTCACGGTCCGGCATTTTATTCTGCGGTAAGTTCTGCATTTGTACAAGGCGGCCGGCCCATCGACCGGTACGCGCTGCACCGTAAAACTGAGTCAGGCCACGAATGCGCCCGTCCGGGCAAGCCGTGCGGAGCATAGCGGTGTATTTTTCAGTCGAGGTCTTCGCAAGACCCGCTCTGATGTCGAGCATACGGTCTACCGCGTCGCAGTCAGCGTCAGCTCTTACGCCGGCGATACTCTTCTTGTTAAGGCTCTCGACCTCGATACCCGCGGTGTCCTCAATCCAGCTCTTGAGCTGCGCAGTACTCTTCGGGTTTTCAAGGCCCGTAAGTTCCTTAGCCTGCTCAAGAAGTCTCGCCTTGATAACGGCGTCAATCTCGACTGCATGTTCCGCGAGGTTAAGGTCCACGCCGACGCCGCGGTCATTGATATGCTGGTCGTGAATCCAGAGGGGCTGTTCCTTCTCATATACCGGGAAGCGAGAGAGCTTCTGCCGGATAGCCCGCTCCGAGACGACGTCCTGACGGTTGTACTCAACGTAGATGGCCCAGCGGTCGGGGTCATGCTCAGGAAGGTTGCGAGTCCGGTTGCCGTTCGTCTTCGTAGGCTTGCAAGGTATCGAGAAATAACGAATAAGCGCCCGGCCGGTCTTAGACTTCTGCTTGTCTTCGGGAAGTCCGATGACTTCGCCGACAGCTTCCAAGCTACCGGGCAGACCCAGCTCTCGGGCCATGACTGCGGTGCAGCTCCATTGCTCGGGAGGTGTCACGCGGCCCATAAACGCGCTCAGGCAAGTCCGTTCAAAAGACGCATTGAATGCTGTCTTCAGGATTTCGGGGTCATACAGGGCGGTCTGGAGCTCCTCAGGCAGGCTCTCGCCTCTGGCAAGGTCGATAACCTCAACCGGGCCGTCGTCCCAAGCGTACCCGAAGAGAAGAATCTCAAAATCCGGGCTCTGGGCGTAGGCGTAGACGCCGCACTTTTGCAGAGAGACCGAGCTGTAGGTCTCTATATCGATTGCTAATGTTCTCATACTGCCTCCTTCCTCCGGGCGGCGTTCGCCTCAGTAAATCCGAGACGAACGCGCCGGAGCACACGCTTAACCAAGGAGGTCGTCGTTGTCGTCCTCGTCTTCCCAGCCGTCGTCCCAATCGGAATCCGTAACAACGCCGCTGCCCAGAGGCTCGCCGTCGTAGAGCTTCATGATACCGTTGAGGCCGGCAGAGATACCCTTGTTGCCCTGCGTATCATACACGTAGAAGTTGATGATTGCGCGGCCGTAGCAACCGGAGTAGAGCTCCTGCGGGTCAGTCAGCGGAGTCTTGTCCGCGTGGACGAGAACGGGCTTGTTGTTGGAGCTGACGGTGATAACGTAGCAGCCCTTGCACTCTTCGCCGAACTCACCGCCGTTCGGGCGTTCGCCGTCGCCGTCGTGCAGCGTGCTCTTGAGGTTGGTAGGCAGCTTCTTGCCGCTGTTGCTTGTCATGAACTTCTGCTTAGCCTCGTCCATAGCGGCCTTGATTTTCTGCATGGTGGCTTTATCGCTCTTCGGAATCAGGAGGGTAACGCTGTACTTCGGCGTAGCGCCTTCCTGAACGGCGCGAGGGGTGAAGAGGTTGCAGTAGGAAAAACGGACCTTACCAGTAGTGATTTGAGTAGACATAGTATCAATCTCCTTTAATATAAATAGTTTTCATCTGAACGCCGTACTCGACGGCGAGCTCATGTGAGTCAAAATAGATGTCGATAACATTTCCCTTAACGGCGCTTCCCGTATCTTCGGCTATGTACTCGTGGCCGTCGATAATGAGGACCGTTCCGAGAGGTATCACATCGGGGTCGACCGAGACCGTGCGGTCCGCGGTCGGAATCGTGCCGCTCTTTGTTCGCTGCACATAATCGGTGCCGACCCGAGAGGGGTGTTCCGCGCTCCAGATACCGCAGCACTTAACGCAAGTGCAGTAAGCGGTAGTCTTAAACTCGCCGAGCTCGATAAGCGCAGGCTCCGGCGCGGCGGTCTCGGTAATCGGCTCAGGAGCTTCTACCCGAACGGGCGAAGACTTAGGCTCATCAGGAACGGAAGCGCTCGGTCTCGTAACGAACGAGATAATCAAGGCGACAATGAGCGCCAGAATGAGGAGCCACTGGATTTTGATAAGGCGGATTCTCGCCCGCGTTCTGCGTCTTGCCGCTTCCGTCATAACGAGACCTCCTTACTTATCGAACTCAGCGAGAAGCTGTTCCTCGGGCTTGAACTCAGGGCGCTTGTCCTTTGCAGGAGCCAGAGTGGGCTTGCCATGAGGCTTGATGATAAGCTCGCCGAGCGTTTCCGCCACGGCCTTCTTACCGAAGTCCTTCTCCATCTGAGTCAGGGTAATCAGCTTGCGCTCGTAGAGCAGACTCTCGTCGTAGCCGGCAGACTTCATAGCCTCGACGACTTTCAGCTCGTCCGCGAACTTGCGGTTGCTGCGGCCCTCAACCATCTTCCAGCCGGTAACAGGCTGACCGCTGAGCAGCGTAGAGGATACGAGGCCTTCAAGGTCAGTAAGCCACGCCTGAATATCCGCGGCCTTTTCAAGAATCGCGCCAGCCTCTTCAGGAGTCAGGAGCATAGCGTCCGGGGCCTCATCGAAGAGCTTGAGATTCTTGTCGGCTCTCGCTTTGCACTGAGCTTTCGCCCGGCAGAACTTGCAGACCTCTTCGGACGGGGCGAACTCGCCTTCGCCCTTATAGGCCAGCTTAGCGCGGGGCTTGACATACTTCTCAGCCCACTCAAGCAGCTCCTTGACGGTGATTTCGTCGGAGCTCTGAACGCCGGAGAGGCGAGGCTGGAAAATCGTCATGCGAACGGAGTCGATGTCGAAAAGCGTGTTGTACTTGAGAAGTGCGCCGAGAGCGTAGAGTCTCATCTGCGGATTGCCGATAGCCTCGACACGGACGCCTTTGCCATACTTGAAGTCCACGATTTCGAGGACCTTGTCAGCGACGATGATACAGTCGCCGGTGCCGAAGCCGTCCTTGACATACTTCGAGAAGTCGACTCTCACCTCAAGCTCGGTAAATGCGTCCTCGCAAGACTCCTGCGCAGCTTTGGTCTTTTCAGTAACAAATCTTGCGTAGTCATTTGCGCATTCTTGCATTTCAGCGTTGTAGTAAGGGCCTTTTGCCAATTCGTCACGGCGATTCTCAAAGTCCATCTCGGAGACTTCGCCGAGGAAGTAGCGGGCGGTCAGCTCGCAAAGCTCATGGGCCGCGGTGCCTTCTTCGGCATACTCGCTCGTGCTCTGCGGAAATTGAAGCTCGAGTAGCGCGCTCGGGGTACACTCGAGCCAGCGGTGAGCGCCGCTTGCGGAAAGTAGTGCGTGCTTAGCCATTGACACTCACCAGCTCTTTCATAAGCGCCGGATAGTCTTCCGTGCGGTTGTCGAAGTCGGAGAGCTTCTTGCAACCGAACTTCGCAAAGATGTCAGCGAGCTCTTTCTGCTTGCCGGCTTTGGAGAGCTTCAGGGCGACGGCGCGGATGTCGGTCTTCGTGATAGGCTTGTCCTCGGTCTTAGGAGCCTCGGTCGCAGGAGCAGGGGCCTCAGCCGTGGGCTCGACAGGCTTTTCCGAAGGGGAATCGAACATACTTACCTGACCGGGAATCTCGGTGTCAGGGAGCAGGGCTCTCAGCTTGCTCAGGTTTTCCTGAGTCAGTTCCATTGTTACGGTGATTTTCATTTTGTTTTGCCTCCTTGTTTTTCTTCCAAGCCAAATAGGCTTGCATATTTTGTGGATTTTCGTAAAACGCGTTGACCGCAGCGCTTAGTCGGTCAAGCATAAGATTCTCTCTTGCAAGAGCGGTATCGGCGAGCGTCGGCCGCATTTTTATCTTTTAGGACAAATCAGCCGCAAAAAAAATAGCGTTCGTCGTAGGAGCGTCCAAATCAAGGAGCTCCTTACAGAGCTGCACTTCAGGTACCGTGAAGGCAACTTTGCCCGTAATCTTACGGTAGGCCGTGCTCATACTCCAGCCCTGCGCGTCCGCAAGGTCTTTCGTAGTAACGCCTTTCAGGGTCATGTGGGCCCTCAACATTCGAGTTTCAACCATACGATATACTGTCTCCTTTCCTTGAGATTTTTCCTCGTAGGCACTACCGGTTGTCCCAAAGGACAAATTTATTATACCGTGTCCTTTTGGATTTGTAAATAGCCTTTTGGAAAATTTTTGTGAATTTTAAGCAAAAGCATTCACTTTAAGACAAATGCGTGTTATAATAAGAGTAAACTTTTTCAAGGGAGGCGGTCTTAATGACTTTAGGCGATAGAATACATTATCTCAGAACAGAGAAAGGGTACACTCTGCAGGAGCTCGGCGATATGGTCGGCGTCGGTGCGAGCACAGTCCGCAAATGGGAAACGGGCTACATCAAAACGCTTCGCACTGATAAAATGCAGAAGCTCTCGAACGCTCTCGGAACGTCGGTCGACTACCTGATGGGGTGGACCGATAACAGCGTAAACGTCGGAACGGTGGGGACCAATAACGGCGTTATAGGCCAGAACTCCGGTGAGATTCACTTAGAGCAGCAGCGCTCCAAAGAGGAAGCGGAGCTTCTGCGTATTTTCTCCGGGCTCGATGTCAAGCGGCGTATGGAGCTGCTTATGACGGCTATCCGCTTAGACGAGGAGCAGAATCAATGAACGCGTGGAGCAGAGAGGACATAATTATCGCCTATGCCCTTTACTGCGTAACTCCTCTCGGGAAAATCAATCCCAGCAACAAAGTCATTCAGCAAGTCGCCGAGATTATTCCTCACTCAGTCGCTTCTATCGTAATGCGCATGAGGAACTTCCGGTACATAGACCCGAAGGTTTCTTCAGGGCTCAAGAATGTAGCGAAGGCAGACCGAATGATTTATGAGGAGTTCAAACACGACTGGGGCTCTCTGAGTCTTGAGGCGGAGACCTTGACCGGTCTCGCTATCTTTGACTCTTCACCTTTGCAGGGAGCAAAGCCGCTTTCGTCTCTGACGAATCACGGAAGAGTATCGCGGGAACGACACTTCTTCAAGCAGGCGGTGCTTGCGGCTTACGACGACCGGTGCTTTATATCCGGCTGCGCGCTGCCGCAAATGCTCGTTGCAAGTCATATAAAACCGTACTCGCAATGCCGAAGCGAGGCGGACCGGGTCAGCCCCGACAACGGGATTTGCCTCAATACTTTTTATGATAAAGCCTTCGACCGAGGCCTTATAACTATCACTCCTTCCATGAAAATCTATGTTTCTCCGATAATTTTGGATAGCCCTCAGGACGCTTTTACAGCCCGCTGGCTGGCTTCTCTTGACGGAATGGTTTTCCCCCCCCCCCGATTTCCGCCGCGTAGAGAGCTTCTGGAGTACCATAACGACGAAATTTTTAGGAGGGTCACATGAATACAGTAATTTATGCTCGGTATTCTGCCGGCCCGAGACAGACCGACCAGAGTATCGAAGGGCAGCTTAGAGTCTGTACCGACTTTTGTAAACAGCGAGGGCTTACCGTTATCGACACGTACTGCGACCGTCATATCTCAGGCCGCACAGACGAGCGACCGGAGTTCCAAAGGCTCATCGCCGACGCCAAGCGCAAGAAGTTCGAGGCGGTGGTCGTCTATAAGACGGACCGCTTTGCCCGGAACAAATACGACAGCGCCGTTTATAAGCGGGAGCTCAAGCGGAACGGAATCCAAATCTTTTATGCAGCCGAGGCGATACCGGACGGGCCCGAGGGCATTATCCTTGAGAGCCTTATGGAAGGTCTCGCGGAATACTACTCGGCAGAGCTCGCTCAGAAAATCAAGCGGGGAATGCACGAGAGCGCTTTGAAGTGCCAGAGCACCGGAAGCGGGAGACCGCTCGGCTATCGGGTCGACGAGCAGAAGCATTTCCAGATAGACCCAGAATCAGCCCAGACCGTTCAAACGATTTTTGAGCAGTATATCAAGGGCGAATCAAATACGGCCATCTGTGAGCTCCTGAACAGCCGTGGGCTGCGTACCGCGCAGGGCAAGCCCTTCAACAAGAACAGTATCAACCGAATTATTAAAAACCGAAAGTACATCGGCGAGTACCGGTATCACGATATAGTCGTCGAAGGCGGTATGCCTGCGATTATCTCAAAAGATACCTTTAACCTTGCGCAGGCCGAAATGGAGCGAAGGCGCACTCGTAAGGCTCCGAAGTCGCCGAAGGCTGAATACCTTTTAGCCGGTAGGCTCTTCTGCGGTCATTGCAAAGGACCAATGCAGGGAGTCAGCGGCACGGGTAAGAGCGGGAACAAGTGGTACTACTATTATTGCGGGAACACTCGTGGCAAGAATAAGACTTGCGATAAGAAGCAGGTCTCGCGCGACCGCCTCGAGCGCGCCGTTGTCGACTTCACCGTCCGCTATATCCTTCAAGAGGAAGTTCTCGAAGAGCTCGCGAGGAAGGTACACGCGGCGCAAGAGCGCCAAAATGATACCGCCTCGGAGATTGCCTTCTACGAGAAGAAGCTGGCAGACAATAAGAAGTCCATTGCGAACGTGCTGCGGGCTATCGAGTCAGGCGCGGCGACGCAGACCTTGCCTGCGCGCTTGCAAGAACTCGAGAACGAGCAAGCGGTCATTCTGGGCGAGCTCAGCTTCCTTAAGGGCAAGCGCCTCGCGTTCACAGAGGACCAGATTTTCTTTGCCCTGATGAAACATCTCGAGCCATACCCGGGTGAGTCCGAACAGGACTACCGCCGGAGAATCATCTCTGACTTTGTTTCAGAGGTCTACTTATATGACGGCCGGCTTCTTATCTACTTTAATATCAGTAGCGAAGACGGAAAACTCAAGTCAGCGGACCTCTCAAACATCGAGGGCGGCGAGTTCGACGAGGGACTCGTCGGCTCCACCAATTTAATCGCAGGTCGAACCCCTGAGGTGACGATAGTCGTCTTGTCTTACGGTTTCGTACTTGCGACCCAGATTAAGGATAGGCTTTGAGCCTGTCCTTTTTCTTTTGGTAGTCGGTAGTCCGTTTTAACGAATTTTCCTTATATATACATGTAATGCGAGGGAGCGACGAGATTGCGCTTTGAGTCCCTTTACTTTTTGGAAAAATCTTTTCAGTTTTTACGAACTACCAGTACTACCAGATAGCCAAAAGCCTTGTAAATCAAGGACTTTCTTCGGTAGCAGGCTCAGTAGCAGAGGGCTCGGGCTCGACTACCTCGACTGCTACGGAGACCCGCAGGAGCTGTCCTTCGGGGACGAAGGCCTTGATTTGCTTTACAAAGCTCGCCGCGTTGAAGACTCCGGAGAAGCAGAACGAGAAGTTCTCCAAAGTTATTTTTTTTGTCGGCGCATTTGTGCTGATACCGTAGTCCTCTCGGAATCTCTCGAGGTCGTCCTTCGTAGGCTGAAAACCTCGCTTGAAGGAAAAGCCTCTCTTGCTCAGGTAAACGCCGACCGCGCCGGCGTTCGCGCCCATAAGCTCGGCAAGCGCCGAAGGCCCGACGCGGTACTTGTCAATGATGTTCTGCACGTAGCTCTTCTGCAAGCCCTCGGGAAGGGCCTTGAACTCTGCGTAAGTGATACGCTTTTTCAGGTTGAGCGTGTAGGTAGAACCGCTCATTTCTCTCATCTCCTTTGCCGTGTATTGCGGTAGGCGGCAACCGCTATGGCTGATGCGCTTCTTAGCACTCCGGGCCGTTATCGCCTTTTCTCGTACATCTTCTTTGAAGAGGTACTCTTCGTCTCTCATATAAACCTCCCCGGGCAAGCCCCAGACCTCCCGTATCGCGTTTTAGCTCAGGGGCCCTTAGATTTACCCTCTGAAAACTTTGGACGCGATACGGGCCATTCTGGAGTCCTTTTAGTCAGCCCTCTCCATAGCGACCTCGCAGATACCGCAAATGAGGCTGAGGTCGGCGGTCGTCTTAACTTCCTGCCCGCAGACCGGGCAAACGTAGCGGTGAGGCTTTTCGCGTTCGGCCTTCGCTTTCTCCTCAGGCATAACGCGGGCGAACGGGACCTCAAGTACAAAGCCGTTATCCTCGAGGGTCTTCTTGAAGGCCTCGGTCGGATTTGTGTGGGAGAAGCCCACGGTACGGTCGTATCCGATTTCAAGGTCTCTTGCCTCAGCCTCAGCCTTGAAGGTCTTGTTGTGGTAGCGGCCCTTCTGGCAAGTGTCCTGAATCTCATTCACGAGGCAGTAAAGATGGACCATCTCGTGACACATCGTCGCAGCCGTGTTAGCAGACGGACGATTGAGGAACTCGGCGCCGATGTTGATTTCGTACTGGCCGTCGTTCTCGCTCTTCCAAATCTTCTTAGTAGAGCAATGACCGTAAGCCTTAGGGGTGGACTGAACGGTGATGACCGGTTTCGGCAGCGCGTTGTCGAAGTAAACGCGATTCAGAATGTCGAACAGGCTCTCGAGCTTAGTCACGACGTCCGACATTTTCATGGGCTCGTCGTGGTTGACCTCAGTCTCAGCGGTCTCATTGACAGCCTCGCCAATAGTCTCAGGCTCTTCGTAGAGCTTCCAGCGACGGTCATAGCTTGCGGCGGCCATGATACTCGGCTCGGCGTTAGGCTCGTCCACGGGGACGGAGTGAATCTTGCGATTCTCCTCGTCAATGCTCACGACCAGACGGACCTCGTTGGTCTCCTTGTTGATAATCTTCTTGTTAGCGATAATGCTCATGTCTTTTATTATGTTTGCCTCCTTTGCAATTCCTAGTTTTTTCCAACTGACAATTATATTTTACCGTGTTCAGTAGAAAAAGGGAGCGCGCAAAACTGCCGGGATTCTGCGAACTTTTCATTGCAGTTCTACCGCTTTTGGTAAGTAGTCAAATCTCGGACTGCGGCGTCAAACTTTTCAAGGACCATATCGAGGTCCGTTCCGTTGAAGCACGCAAAGCCTTCGTCGGCGTCAAAGATAGCTTGATTGAAGTCTTTACGCCGCGCGTCATGGTGAGGGCTGTCCACGGTAAGGCGTTTGACGAAGGCCTTTCTCAGTTCCTCATACATCGCTTTCCTCCTTATCCGGTTTTGTCAGGTCCTCGGGCTGGCAGTCGAGAGCCTGCGCGAGCTTGAGAGCCGTTTTGAGCGTGATATTCTCGGGCTTGATAATGCCGACCTCAATATCACGGATTTTCTGATAGCGGATTCCGCTGACTTTCGCCAGTTCGGTGCGGCTGTAGCCTTTCGCAAGCCGCAAATCTTTAAGTCCCAAAGTGTCATTCTCCTTTCACCGCGGGGCACAAGGCCCCGCGGATTCATAGATTGATGATTAGATATAGAAGCCGAAGCAAACGCCGCTGGCGTTGCTGGCGCTGTAACCGTACGCGTTGCCGTCGCTGCCCACAATGCAGAAGTAGTTGGAGTTGCTCCCATTAGGAGAACGCTCCCACCACCAGTTCGCATCTCCGTCCTCGTCGACCTTGATACGGTTTCGGCGGTCCTTGAAGTACCCAAACTGGAAGCCGCGGTCGGGGTCCTTCTCGGTCCAGTCATGCTCGCCGAAGACCTCCATCTCAGAGAAGAGCCAGAGCTTGTCCTCCTCTTCGCCGAACTTGCGAGGCTTGATAGCTGTGACAAGCTCGTCAGGGAGCAACGCGATAACTTCCTCGTTGAGCCAGCGGCGCATATCGCAGGCAAGCCAGCCTCCTTTGTTGGTCCAGTCCTTATTCATGCGGTGGTAGCAGAGCAGATTCTTCAGCCCGATAACGCCGTCGTCCATGACAACGAACACGACCTCGCGGCCGTCCTTGAGAGTCTCGACGATTTCATCGCCGACCTTGAGCGTACCCGGATTCGCCCAGTTAAAGGCGCGGGTCTCTTTCGTTGTGATAGTTGCCATAATAAAAACCTCCTGAAAAATATATTTGCTTATAAGAGCGCTCTGCTCTTGAGAAGCCTTCTGATAGTCCACACATCGGAGCAGTACATTGGCGTAAACCAGTAGTTCTCCAATGAGTCGTCTGAGCGCATGGGCTCGGTAAGCGAGTTGCCTACTTTGATATAACCGGCGACGCCGAGAAGCGAGAGCTGAATATAACACATATAGGCTACGGTGTAGTCAACGTCCTGCGCGGTCACGAGAATGTGATTTTGCCAGTTCAGACCTGCCTTGCCTATCTGCTTAGCTGCGGCATGAACGCCGGCAATCAGAGTAGCGCCGGCACCGCAAGCGCAGTCGTTAATTGAGATGTAGCCTTTCGCCTCGATAGTCGGCAGCACGTTGTCGCAAGTCATTTCCGCCATCATTCGGCAAACATCATAGGGCGTAAAGAACTGCCCGCCGGAATCATTGCCGAGGTTAAGCGCCATGAAGATACTTCCGAGGAAGTCCTGCTCCGGATTCTTCTCGAGAGCGAGGACCACTTCCGCAGCAAGCTGAGGAAAAATCTCCTGCTCCTTCTTGCTGTACTTCTGAATCCGCTTGAGGTAGAGCTCCTCGCGTTTTTCAAAGTGGGACTTGTCGACCGCGTTCAAGATAGCGCAAGCGTACATCGTAACGAAGTCCTGCCAGACCTCCCACGGAGTCCAGCGATATGTAAGCTCACGGAAGAGCTTTACAAAAGGTTGGTCGGCGGTCTTCCCGACTCTTTTTGTCATTGACTTGCCTCCTTTAATAAAGTAGTGCGTTAAAGTAATCGGCCCGAAAGAAACGCCCTTGCGGGCGAATCTTTCTCAGATGATATTGACCTCGTAAATGAGGTAGTCGGTGAAGTCTGCCGTGCGGTAAAGGTACGGCGAGACCCGCTGCGGTCGGTCGGAACGGCTCTCGATAAAAGCCTGTGCCTTTTCTAAGGTTGAGTAGCCCTCCTGACTGACTTTCCCGATGCTCGCTTCGGGAATCACCTGAACGATGTAAACTTTCATATTGTTGCCTCCTTGTTTTTAATGTCAAGAGGTTACCTTTCGCAGCGCGCTTACCGCTTGAAGCTCGTGAGCTGGGCGGTGCTGTCCGCATTCTGTTTTATCCTCTTGACATTATTTATTATGCCGCGTTTTACTGATTTCGGGAGCGCGCAAAACTGCCGGGATTCTGCGAACTTTTCATTGCAGTTCTACCGCTTTCAGTCAATCACGCAACCACCTTGCAACGCGTGAGAACAGTCTGCTTGACGCCGTTCCGTTCGTTGTGAGCTTTGATTGTGGCCTTGAGGGTCATACACTCTTGAAGCTCAATAGGCCGAGACGCGTACCAGATAAAGATGTTTCCTGCCTCATCAACGAACTTATAAAGATAGGTAGTACCGAAGTCGTTATACCATGATGTGAGAAGCACTGCAGCAGTCAGGTCGAGGGTCAGACGAGTACCCACTTCACCAACATATACCGAAGTATTTTTCGTGTTTGCTCTCTGCTCTTCACGGGCTTTGCGCTCCATATAATGCTCATACGCGAGAGGCATATATGCCAGTCGACCGACCTGCTTAGCCGTTACATATTCGCCCTTAGCAAATACAGAGCAATTACGCTCAAGGTCACTCGCAGAGTCAAAGTCAATGCCAAGCAGCCAGTTATTGATAAGCTCGGCCTGCGACATTGCTTTGTCAGAGGCGGCTACTTGCTCGCGGAGCTTATCAAGAACAACTTCCCGCGTGCTATCCTGCTCGTCGCTTTTGCGGTAGCCATATTCCTGAATTGCATCATAAGCGTAGGCGAGAATCTGGCGGACCTCAAACATTTGCGCGCCCCGGCGGGTATTCCAGTCGGTCATAGAGCAATCAAGGTCCTCAGGAAAGAGGTCTCTCACTTCGGCCCAAAGAGCGGCAGTCGCCGGGCTGATTCCGGTGTAGTCATGCAGGCAAGCACGTCCGACCTGTCGAGTATCGCCCTCGGCGTTCTCAATGAAGAAGGTAACGGCGCGCTGGCGATTCGTATTGCAATGGTCGCAATGAGGAGTGGCGGTAAACCACTCAGAGCGGGCTTTCTGCTTACCGAAGCAGCTTACGACATTTCCCTTGTCCCCGTGCTCGACCTTAGCAAGAATAGTCCAGCCGTTCGCTTTAATGAGCTTTTCGCAAGCGATGTCAAAATCAATGGCAGCGACCTTGTAGGAGCTGGCTTTGTGAGAGAAGTCGTCGAAGACGTTAACCGTTTCGGGGTGTTCGTCGGAAATGGTGTAAGAGAACGGAACATTATAGCGGGTAGCCTTTTTAGCGAGTTTGTCAAGACGCTTGCTGACTTCCTCAGCCTTATCTGCGTAAACAGTAAAAATCATAATCGTTACCTCCTTAGGGTTTACTTTCTCGCCTGAATGCGATATAATATATGAACACTCTCAAGCTCAGCCGGTCTTGCGACCGGCCAAGCTCTCGAGCGGACGAGGTTAGTCGTCAGTTACGTATTCAAGGTACTCGGTGTCGGTCGCGAAGAGCATATACTCTCCGTTTACCAAGCCCATGAATCCGTAGTCGGTATAATAGCTGTCCATGATTGACCTCCTTTCTGAGCTCTCGTTGCTGGAACAACGGGGGCTCTTTTTTTGTCAAGGTTTTCCCCTTGACAATTATTATTTTACCGTGTTTGGTAAGAAAAGGGAGCGCGCAAAACCGCCGGGATTCTGCGAACTTTCTGTTGCATTTCTACCGCAAATAGTAAAAGGCCGGAGCCGTCCCACGAAGGAACGACTCCGGCCTTATCTCTTAGGCGAGCTGATTTACTTTTTTCTGTACGGCGGCGTAATCATACCCGGCGGCTTCAAGCCGCTTTTTACGCTCCGCGCCGTTGCCCCACTTGCCTTGCAGGACTTCTCTGGCAAGCTCGTCGACCGATTTACCGGCACACGCAGCCGCGCCCTGCTCGGTAGTGATGAAGGCCGAGAAGCCTGCCGCCTGCAGCTTCTTCAACGTAGCCTCCGCATTCGCTTTGACCTTGAATGCGCCGACCTGAATCTTGTAGAGGTCTCCGACCTTCACCATATAGGTATCAAAGCCTTTCGCCTTGACCTTAGCCAGCATGGCGTCTGCGTTTGCCTTAGACTTAAAAGCACCCGTCTGGACGCGATACAAGCCCCCAGACGGCTTTTCAGGCTCAGGCTTGATATTCGTACTCCCGAGGCGTTTGTTGACCTCAGAGGCAATCTGAGCGTGCCGTTCGTAGAGGTATGTACCGGGGCAGCTCTTATTCGCAAACCACCGGTGCACGGTCATGTTCTGCTTGTCCAGCTGACCGATAAGAGACTTGTCGGCCTTCCACTTGAGTTCCTTGATTCCGTTACGCTTGCAAATATCGACGAGCAGGTCGATAAGCGCGGCGTAAGCCTTATCCGTAACGGCGTAAGGCTCTTTGGTGTCGCTGGCGACCTCAATCGTAACTGCGCGGTTGTCGTTCGCCGCGTTCGAGGAGCACCACGAGCGGTCTTTCTCCTCGACGTACATACCGATACGGCCGTCATATCCAATACCATAGTTGCTGGACGCCTGCCGGGAAGTAGGCGCAAACACGTTGCCGAGGGTCTCGACCGAGCATTGACCGACTACGCAATGGATAGTTACGGTATCGATTTTGTGGTTGCGAGGGCTCGACTTATTCGGCGAGATTTTCGTATAGTTTACGAGCGGGCTGTTACTCATTTTCGGTACCTCCTTCTGTCTTAACATTCAGGATAGCCACGAATTTAGTAAAGGCCTCCTTGATGTACTTGCAGGCCACGAGCAGCACGGCGCCGATAATAATGAGGTCCGCGAAGAGGTCGGAATACTCCTCGGGAATTGCCCAGCCGACTTGATTTGCGAATAGGGGCAGAGTCGTGATTGCCGTGCAAAGCAGCGTCAGCCCGACCACGAAGGTCAGAATCTTGAGGCCGCTCGCAATGAGCTTGTCCTTGTCAAAGGACTCATGCAGAATCTTGATGTTGTACCAGAGCGAAAAGGCAACGTTCGCGAGGTACGCGGCGAGGAAGATAAGCATGGCCCAGCCGATGTTGATAAGGTTTTGCAGTACGCTTTCTAACATGGTTTTAGTCCTCCTTTGAATCATTGTATATATCAGGCCCGTACTTCTTACGGAGCTTGATTCGGTTTTCGGCTTTCGCCTTACTGTAGTAGAAGCCGGTCGCGGTAGCGAGCTCGGCGAAGATGGCGGGGATAAGGTACGCAAGCGGCGAAGTGTCGCCGGTTTTCCAAACAATGGCCAAAGTAAAGACCGTTACGACTCCCGTAGCGGTCCCGACAATGGCGATTATGATTTTGGAAAACTCTCGTTTCTTAGCTCTCATCAGGCGGCGAGACCGGCAGCTCTAAGAACTTGTTATGGAGGTCGTCCATAACGCCGTTCACGCCGAGGGAGTGGTACTGCTTCCAGCAGTTCTCGAAGTTTTCCCGGGCGTAGATAGGAGCGACGCCGCGTTCCTCCCATTTGTTGTAGTCGCTAATCATCTGCGACCTGAGCAAGGCTTGCAGTCCCGCCTTTACCGCAGCCGTGTCCAGAGCGTTCTTCTTGACGAGGGAGTGCAGGTACTTAAAGATGGCCGCAATGAGTGCAGGCACGCCCAAAAGGCAGAGCCATTGATAAACCGTCATTCAGTAACCTCCTCCCAGCCGTAGACACCCGGCTCCCAAACATTATTTGCGGCAGTACTTACCCAGCGCTTGCCGTTGTGCGCAACCTTATCGCCGAGCGCGTAGGCGTCATGTGCGCCGAGGGGCTGAGACCATTCGGGGTACTCGGCCGTAGGGTCTCCGATTTCCTTCCAAAGACTTGCGGTAGCGGGCGGCGTCCAATCTGCTTGCGAGCTGTGCGCTTGTATGCAGCGGTACAGTTTTCCTTTGTAAGAGCAAATCGCCTTGACCGCATAAGCTACTGGGTATGTCCATTCTGAAAACTGCTCGGCGTGTTTCGTGAGAGTCGCGTCGTCGAGCTGTTCTGTCTCTGCCATTTTCACGAAAACAAGACTCGCAAGCTCCGGAGCCCGTGCTTTTGCGAGAGCGGTCAGATTCGCCTCAGTCGTGTAAAACTCCCCGGCATGATAGAAGTAGAAGCCGGCGACAACTTCCGCGGGAACACTCTCGACTTCAACGAGAGTATGCCGGTCGCAGAGATACCCGACCTGCTGAGTAGGCCAGAAGGTGTTGGAGTCGTTCGAGTAAATCGCGTCGGCTTTGTCCTGCTCGCTGAGAACGACGACGCCGTTTGCCTGCCTGCGAACATAACAGGGGCGCTCGCAGATTTCGACAATGAGATTTGCTGAGTTTGTGATTAAGTACATAGCGCTTTCCTCCATTCGATTTTATTGTTCGGGTGGAATCCGAACAGTTTCTTAAAATATAGGTCCATGCGCTCGACGGCATGGAAGCTGTTTCCTCGCTTCATGTGTCCGCGCCAGCTCTCGTAGGCGCTGCAAATATCCGAGAGCGGGAATACGCGCCGGACGAACTTGCCGGCGATTTTCACGACTCTGCCCTCGATATTCCAGAGCTTGAACTTCTTGAGCCGGATTTTCTTAATACTCTCAAAGCTCATTTTGCGAAGGACCTTCCCGGTCTCCGTCAGCTTGAAGCGGACTTGCAGGAACTTGAAGCCCTCGCTGAGCTTCTTGATTTTTGTCTTTTTCGTATTAAGAATAATGCCGAGAGAATCACAGACCTCTTTCATGCGGGTAAGACACTCTTTGAGGTATTCCTTGCTCGGGTGAATCAGATAGCCGTCGTCCATATATCTGGCATAGCCTTTAATGCCGAGCTTTTCCTTGATGAAGTGGTCGAGCTTGTTCGGCAGCATAAGAGCGGCGGTTTGCGAGATTTGACTTCCGAGCCCGTAACCGATGGGGCCGAAGTTATCGAGGCACTCGTTCGCGAGAGCCCTGATTCTCACATCATGCACGCGCTTTGCCAGCTCGCGGCTGACCGGCCAATGCTGCGCGTTGGCGAAGTAGTTGGAAAAGTCGAAGAGAAGAACATAGCCCTCCCGTCCGTACTTCCTGTAATGCCTTTGCAGGTGGCAGGAGAGCCGGTTGAGGGCAAAGTCGATTCCTTTGTTCTCGGTACTTGCGCCGTTGTCATAGATGAACGACGGTTTTAAGGTCGGGTTGATGACCTTATCGCAGAGCGTCCTCTGCACGACGCGCTCGCTGATATGAATGCTCCTGATGTGCCGCATTTTTCCTCGGTCGTAGAGGTCGAACTCAATAAAGCCTCGGCTCTTATACGTCCCGTCAAGAAGCGCGCGACGTGTTGCGGCCGTATTCGTTACGAGGTTGAAGCGGTAAGTCTGTGTGGAGCTTTTCCAGCTAACGCCGCGGCAGCAGATATGCCCGGCCTGATATAGATTTTCATAAGAAAAGACGTCCTCAAAATCTCCGCAGGATTTGCTGAGAGCGAGGCGTCTTTCTTGCCGTTTCTTGACTCGCCTCTGATAGCGAGCCTCGTGTCTTTCTTCACTTGTCATTAAAAATTGTCCCCTTTGTACAGTGTTGCAGGATTTCACGCGTAAAAGTAACTGCATAGTAGTACCGCCCATGAAACACGGTCCGCGTAAACCGTGCCATGCAAGCAGCGTCCGAGCGACTACATCAAAGGAGTGTTTTAGCCAAAAGGCAGGGTACGAGTCATCCTTCCATAAAGGTACTGATTTCGGCGGTTTCCCGCTTACTACGTCGGACCTGATTCCTTATGGAATCCGAAGCAAACGCCGTTGGTGTTGTTGGCGTTGTTATTGTTCGCGTTGCCGTTGCTGTTCACATTGCAGAAGTTGTTGGAGTTGCTCCCATTAGGAGAACGCTCCCACCACCAGTTCGCAGGACAAGACAACAGTATCATGACAGGACCCATATATCGGTTAGGGCAGATTCTTAAATCGTTCCTTATCCGATTTCTTTACGCCGGAAATTAGCTTAGCTTCCTCACTGATGAGGGAAGCCCACTCCTCGAGAGAATTATCGAGCCAGCGCAGCTTTTCAGGATTTTGCTTGAGAAGGTCTGCCATAATTCCGAGTTGACCGATAAGCGCCTGAAGCGTGGCGTTTGCCTCAATAAGGTGGTCGCGCCGGAGCTGCGCCTCGTGCTGATTTCCGGGAAAAACGCTGTTCGCCATTTTGACCTCGTTATAGACGGTATCGGCGAGAGCGCTTAGCTCCTGAGCGCCGTAGAAGGTGTACCTCTTCGGCATTTTCAGGCAGCATTTTCTTGTATGCACGGCGAGCTTGCGCGCAGTCTCTACGAACTGGACCGAGCTGTCTCCTCGCAGTGCTTTATAAACTGACATAGTTAGCTTTTACCTCCTACCGGGGCCACAAGGGCCCCGGA